GGACTTGGATCAAGGGGGATTTGAGATGGGACGTCCGCCAAAACCGGCAGAGATTAAACGCGTGACAGGAAGATCGCCAGGGCTTGATAGTGGAGGCCGACGATTGAGAGAACTTTCGGAAGTAACGATTTTGCCCGGAGCTGACAAGATCCCAGAACCGCCCGCAATGCTGGGCGACGATGGCAAGATCTTCTGGAACAGGATCTGGGACAGCGCAATAACTTGGTTATCACCGCAGTCAGACATGAGTGCGATTGAGAACACAGCCAAGCTCGCCGATGCCGTGACAGCGGCTCGGACAAAGTACATGGCAACACTGGACTCGGCCGACGGTCGAGCCTACGTACAAATAAACAAAGCTTTCACCGACGCTCTAGCTTCGCTTGGGTTCGATCCGGTGTCACGCTCGCGACTAGGGGTAGCCGAGGTAAAACGTGTCAGTGCAATCGACCAGCTCCTCCAAAAGAGGAACGAACGTCAACAAGCCACCGCAGATCCAGGGTTGGCCACCGAGATACTTGTCTCCGTTGTCGACAAAGGATTACCCCAACAGTAGGGGACAGAACGTCATTGACTTTTCCGAGACCTTGTGTTCGATCACTAAGGACTCGGTTGCTGGTGCTGCTGGCGAACCCTTGGTTTTCCGAGGGTGGCAAGCAGAGCTAACAAAAAATCTTTTTGCAGAACGACCTGATGGAACGCTCAAGCATAAGCGCGCACTCATCGGCTTGCCCCGTAAGAATGGCAAGTCCGCTTGGTTGTCGGCGCTGGCACTGGAGCACCTAGTCCTCGGTCCCACAGGCGGGGAAACCTACTCGTGCGCTGCAGAAAAGGAACAAGCAAAAATTGTGTTCGGCACTGCCAAGCGCATGGTGGAAATGCAGCCCGAATTGTCTGAGATTCTCGACGTGTATCGAGACGCTATTTACAACCCAAAGACCGGTTCGGTCTATCGGGCTCTTTCTGCTGAAGCGTTCACGAAGGAAGGTTTATCGCCGACCTTCGTGGCCTTCGACGAATTGCACGCTCAGCCTAACCGCGAGTTGTTTGACGTTATGTCTCTCGCAATGGGTGCGCGCAAGGAACCGTTGCTTGTTGCTATTACAACTGCTGGGGTCAAGGTTGATTCCAGTGGACGAGACTCACTCTGCTATCAGCTCTATGAGTACGGCAAGCGCGTTGCCAGCGGTGAAGTTGTAGATCCCAGCTTTTTCTTTGCCTGGTGGGAAGCAAATCCGGATATTGACTTCCGTGATCCTCTCGCTTGGGAGACGGCTAACCCCGGATTCAACGACATCGTTGCGGAAGATGACTTTGCCTCGGCGGTACTCCAGACACCTGAAGCTGAATTTAAGACAAAGAGGTTAAATGTCTGGACGTCGACTTCCGATACGTGGCTTCCTCATGGCGCTTGGGATGCTTGTGCTGATCCACATCCTCTCGAAGAGGGCAGCAAAATCGTTCTTGGCTTCGATGGATCGTTCAACGGAGACTGCACTGTAATTGTCGCGGTTACCTGCGAAGAAGTTCCTTATGTTGTTCCGCTGAACGTCTGGGAAAAACCGGACGAGGCTGGAGCAGACTGGCAAGTACCCATCATGGACGTCGAAGAGGCGATCCGAGAAGCTTGCCGCAAATATGAAGTTGTGGAAATCGCCTGCGATCCTTATCGCTGGGCGCGAACCTTCCAGGTCCTCGAAGAAGAGGGTCTGCCGGTCGTGACATTTCCGCAGACAGCATCACGCATGACACCAGCAACGACCCGCTTCTACGAAGCTGTGGTCAATAAGCAGCTGGCGCACAACGGCGATCCTCAACTCGCTCGGCACGTAGGCAACGCAACGCTTCGCGTGGATCAACGAGGTTCACGCCTAGCAAAAGAAAAGCGCGGATCTACGCGTCGCATCGACTTGGCGGTTTCAGCCGTCATGGCTCTGGAGCGCGCCGTCTGGTGGCACTCACAGGGTGATTTCTTACCAGCAGCATTTAATCTCGACAACATACCGACAAAAACGGGGGACCCTTATGCGATTCCGAGTAACCTTGGATTTGATGACTTCGATCGTTGAAGTTATTGGAGCAGGACTTATTGTCAGCGGCATCGGCGTCATTGCCGGTCTTGGCGCAGGCTTAATCGCCGGGGGAATAGCAATCTTCGCACTTTCGTTTCTAGCATCCCTTGGATCGGCAGGTTCTGAATGAGTATCTTCACGCGTGGCATTGTTGGACGCTATCCTCAGTTCAACAACTACGTCGCTCCGCTGTCTCAGCTTTATGGTCAGACGAACATCACGTCTGCTGCAGGCGAGCGTATCGACGAGTGGTCTGCTCTAGGAATTTCTGCGGTTCTGGGTTGCGTGTCACTCCTGTCCGATACCGTAGCTTCGCTACCGCTTCGAGCCTTCAAGATCGTTAAGGGCAAGCGCGTTTCAGTGGGTCTTCCTGACGTGCTTATGTACCCTGATCCTGAATCAAACATGTTTGAGCTTATCCACCAGATTATGTTCTCCCTGGCTCTCCACGGAAACGCCTACGTCCACAAGGATCAGGACAAGCGCGGAAACATCATCGGCCTTGTTCCACTTCACCCTTATCAAATGCAAGTTCTTCCTACCGGCGACCAAATTGGCCGCAAGTACCTGCATCTCGGAAACGATATTGCTAGCGAAGAACTTCTCCATCTCCGCTGGATCACGCCTCCCCAATCTTTGGTCGGCGTTTCGCCTATGATCCAGAACCGTAACCTCATTGGTATTGCGATGGCCATGGACCGTCATATCGGTCAGTTCTATGGAGAAGGCGCAACGCCGTCCTCAGTAGTTGAGACGGATCAGAAGCTTACTCGCGAACAAGCGGCACAAGTTCGTGATACATTTCTCAATACCCACAAGAGGCACCGTTTGCCTGCCGTTCTTTCTGACGGTCTAAAGTGGAAGCCAATCACCACGTCCGCGGCGGACATGGAAATGATCGAAACCCGTGAGCAACTTGTACGAGACATTGCTCGCGTCTTCCGTATTCCTTCTCACTTGATCCTCGCGTCTGGTGACAATCAGACCTATCAGAACGTCGAACAAGCGTCTATCAACTTCTTGACTCACACGATTATGCCGTGGCTTCGTCGCCTTGAGGTTGGCTTGTCCAACTTGTTCCCAGAAGGAACCGACGTTGTCTTCGATACTTCTCACCTCTTGCGTTCAGACGCTCTGTCTCGCGCAAAGGTTAACCAGATCCACGTTGCGATGGGTGCTCGCACTCCAAATGAAGTTCGCGTCATGGAAGGTTACGAAACCTACGAAGGTGGAGACGTCTTCAACCAGGCTCTGGCAGGAACAGTTACCGCTGGCGGTCAGATTCCGACATTAGGAACTGACGGTGATATTCAACCTCCTATTATGGGCGTGATTGAGTAATGGCCGAGACATTCCGCGCGCCAAAGCTCGTGCGAGATGAAGTTGTAATGAATGAAAACTTTTCATTAAGAATTTCTCAGCCACTTGTTTTAGAAGATATAATTGAAATTCGTCAAACTTGGTCCGGATCTCACGGACTTGAATGGTCCAACAAAATTATTGACTCAATTAAACAAAAAAATTTGTTATTAAATGATGAGGAAAGATCGGACGATCAACCAAGAGATGATCACGGTCGCTTTAGTAGCACTGGAGATTCTGCTATTCCGGTTGATACAACTTCATTTACAATGGCAAATAATCATAATTCTCAGCAAAACGATGCATTTAATAACTATACGCAATCAGCAATGAACGCTGCTCAGATCAACAATTCTTTGAGAACTGACGCAACAGATTCACCAGCGTGGGTACAGCAGGATGTTTCTGCGCTTGATTCTTTAATTAGTTCAGCGCCAGCTTTAACTCAAGACACAACAACGTTCCGTGGCGTTGGTCCAGGAGATTTTTCTAATCAACTGCAACAAATGCAACCCGGAGATTCCTTTACAGATAAAGGTTTTGTTTCTAGCAGTCAAAGTTCTACCTATGCGGACATGTTTGCCCAAGGCGGAACAAAAATGGAAATAACAATTCCAGAAGGAACTAAAGCTCTAAACGTAGCTACTTTTAATCCAAGCTATTTAACAAACAATGAGCAAGAAATGATTCTTGCGCGCGGCACGTCGTTCACCATGACCGGGCGTTCTGGGGATGTTCTTCAATTTCGTGTTGGGAGTAAATAATGTCAAAACAAAAATTTATTTATACGGACAAGGATTTGGCCGGAATTACATTTAACATAAAAAATTCCGATGAAAGAAGCGCTCAGCGTTCAGCTGATGCTGCTACTTTAATCTCAAAGAGTGTTTCTGCAGCTGATGCTTCGTTAGACGCAGCGCAGGCACTCCTTGCCCAGATTATGAACGATGATCCTGTCGCAGCTCAGGCGTACTACCTGATTTGCGCAGCAGACCTCGCCCTTGATCCTGTTATTGACGCTCTGGGTCTTTCAGATCCCGACGACGAGGATGAGTCTGAGGAAGAGAACGCAGCGGCAAAGCCTGAAAATTATGCTCCTACGGAAGACGCAGACGCTGCAACAAAAATGCTTGACGACCAAGATGACGACGAAGATGAGTGGACAGCGGACGATGAAGATCGCACCTCTTCTGCTCGTATCGGTGAGGGAACGTACGTCTCCTGGTCAACCGAGAGCGGTCGCTCACGTGGTCGCGTTGAGAAGGTAACAGCTCGTGGTACCGCCGCATCATCGGACGGTTACACCATGGAAGCTACCGACGACAACCCTGTTTTCCATGTCCGTGTCTATCACGAGTCAGGAAACGGCTGGGTCGCTACGGATCAGGTAAACGTCCACCGTTCTAATTATTTGACAATTATCAAGCCACTTCCCTCCCCTCGAAAGGCCGATATCGCAATGGTTGAAGAACGTAAGACCATGATCCGCACAGCAGAACGCATCACAATGGATGCAGAGATTCGTGCTGTCGGTACACTTGATGGAAACTTTGCCATCGCAGGATATGCCGCAACATTTAACTCAGAAGCAACCGGACTGAACTTCCGCGAAATGATCGCACCAGGTGCGTTCTCTCGCTCGCTTGCAACTGACAACCCGGTCTTCCTTCTTGTTAACCATGACACGGATCAGCTTCCACTTGCATCAACTCAGTCCGGAACCATGCGCTTGTCTGAGGATTCCCATGGTCTCCTTATGGAAGCGGATCTGGATATGAAGAACCCTCGCGCAGCTGAGCTTGCATCAGCCATCGAGCGTGGAGACGTCAACAAGATGTCATTTGCTTTCAGCGTAGCCAAGGACGGAGAGACCCGCGAAGACGGTTTGCGTACACTTACCGATCTCGATCTCTACGAAGTTTCTGCCGTAACCTGGCCAGCGTACGACTCAACCTCAATCGGAGCTCGCTCTGCCGAGGCCGAGGATCTTGAGCTTGCCAAGCGTAAGCTTGCCCTCAAGTTCAACCAGTATTCCTTACGCCGCAAGCGTAAGGGTTAAAACCTCGGCGCACAAGCCCCGACGTTTCCCACATCCAAGAGAAAGGGACATTATGTCTCTATCAGCAAAGCTCAAGGAGCAGCGCGACGCACTTGTTGCCGAGGTTGAAACAACCATCGCAGCAGATGCAGTCGATGCAGACGCTCTTGCATCAGCTGAAGCAAAGCAAGATGAAATTGCTTCACTTGATGAGCGCATTGCAAAGCAGGAAGCTGTAGAAGCTCGCACTGCTGCAATCGCAGAATCACGCAAGGAAGCTGGCGTTAAGGTCTTCGGCGGAGCGACAGTAACTCGCGAAGCAATGACCTACGACAAGCACAGCGAGAACTCTTTCGTTCGTGACATGATCGGCGCACAACTTCGTAACGACTCATCTTCATGGGATCGCTTGCACCGTCACCAACAGGAAGTTGCAATCGAAACTCGTGACATCGGCCTCACAAACGGTACCGGTGGAGATTTCGTTCCTCCAATCTGGTTGATCAACGAATACGCAGAGTTCGCTCGTGCTGCTCGTGTGACTGCAGATCTTGCAACAAAGATGGCTCTTCCAATGGGAACAGATTCCATCAACATCCCAGCGATCACCCTCGGTTCTAAGACTGCGTTCCAGAACCCAGACAACGCTGCGACAACAACTCGCGATCTCGTTACTTCAACAGTAACAGCGCCAGTTCGTACAATCTCTGGTTACGAGAATGTCTCGATCCAGTTGGTTGAAATGTCACCTCTCTCAGGTGGCCTTGACCGCATGGTCTTCGGCGACTTGATGGCTGACTACGCATTGCAACTCAACACAGCTGTCGCTGGTAACGGCGACGGAACTTCAGGAACCCTTCGTGGTTTCATCAACCTCGGTGCAGATACAACAAACGGTATCCCAACCACCTGGACTGAAACAACACCTTCTGCTGTTGGTGGACTCAAGGCATTTGCTGCGGGTATCAGCCAAGTCGTTCGTAACCGTTACCGCGATGTAGAAGCAATCGTCATGTCACCTTCGACATGGTACTGGTTGTCTTCACAGACCGACTCTGCTTCACGTCCGTTGATCGTTCCTAAGGCTGCTGGTCCATTCAACGCTTCTGGCGTTGTTGACGCTCCAGGAGCTTCAAAGGGTCTTGTTGGTGCTATCCATGGCGTACCTGTTTACGTTGATGCAACACTGCCTTTGAACTACGGCTCATCAACCAACCAAGCTCCAGTTCTTATCGGTAAGTTCTCTGATTCTTACTTGTTCGAGTCTGGCGTTAAGACACGCGTACTTCCTGACGTCTTGTCGGCGAACCTTACCGTTCGTTTCCAGGTCTACGGATACGCTGCTCTTGCTCACCGTTATGCTAAGGCTGTCACAACAGTCGCCGGTACCGGTGCAGTAGCTCCTTCAGGCTACTAATTTCTAGTCGAAGCGCTGACTCTGCCTTCGGGTAGAGTCAGTGCTCCGGCACACTTACTAGGGGGTTTTTATGGCAAGTTCCATTTTCCTCGAGGGTTTGATAACCGCTCGGGATCTGGTGAAAGAAAAGGGAATTGAGGCGCTTGAAGCCTTGATCCTGGAACAGCAATCCGGCGCATTTGAGATCGAAACGGCCGCCATCGAGTACGTACGAGAGACTCGGAGCGCCTGGGAATGAAAAAGACCGACAAAGTTTGCATCGGAACCATCAACGACGGCAAGATTAACGCACAACTAGCCATCGACTTGATCCATATTGCGCGATTTAGACCAGAAAAGTTTGATTCCTATATTCAGGTGTCCAATTCTGGGCTTATTACGCGCTCACGAAATTTACTTATTAAGAACTTTTTAGAACAAACCGACGCCGACTGGCTCCTGATGATGGATGCGGACGAGCGTTTGACGCTGGACAACTTCGATAAACTCATCGAATCAGCGCATACCAAGGAGCGTCCGGTTCTCGGAGCTCTGGTTTTTGCGGCATTCTTTGATGATAACGAGATGCTTCGTCCAGTTCCTACCATTTACAACGATTTGCCAGACCGTGGTTTGGTCGCTATGGATGACTATCCCAAGAATGAGGTCATTAAGGTCGACGCTATTGGCACGGGATGTCTCCTGATCCATAGAAGCGTCATCCTCGAGGTCCAGAAGAAATCCAATGAGAACCAAGGATCAGACTGGGCATGGTTTATTGACGGACCTATAGCCGGACGCTGGTTTGGCGAGGATCTACTCTTCTCCAAGAGACTTCAGTCCCTTGGAATTCCTATTTACTGCAACACGGGCGCAATCCTTGCTCATAAGAAGGATTTCTGGCTTGACGAACGGCATCATGAACCGTTCCGCGAGATCGCGCTCAAACAAGAAAACTAAAGCATCAGCACAATGTGTTACCCCCTGGCATATTGTGCTGATGCCTCTCACCACTAAGGAGCATGCATGAGCACTCAGTATCCGAACGGAATTGACACTTTTGTCAATCCACAGGCAACTGACACGCTTGATTCGGCTACTGTCCCTCATGCAACGGAGCACGCAAACGCCAATGACTCGATTCACGCGATTGAAACAGAGCTTGGCACTAACCCCAAGGGTTCCAAGGCATCAGTTAGAGCGCGTCTTGACGCGGTTGACAGCACTATATCTACGATCTCCCTCACAACCGGGCCGACTGGTCCGACGGGTCCGCAAGGAACCCAAGGGGTAACCGGTCCAACTGGTCCAACCGGACCGCAAGGCGTTACCGGACCAACTGGTGCAGCTTCTACCGTCACTGGTCCTACCGGTCCTCAAGGTGTTACAGGTCCAACCGGTGCAACTGGTCCAACAGGATCAGCGGGAACCAACGGCGCGACCGGACCGCAAGGCGTCCAGGGTATTCAAGGTCCCGCAGGTGCAACCGGACCTACCGGCGCGACAGGATCTGCGGGTGCAACGGGCCCAACCGGTGCAACAGGATCTGCAGGAGCTACTGGTGCAACTGGTCCTACAGGTCCAACAGGAGCAACGGGAACCGCTGGAGCGACTGGTGCAACCGGTCCAACTGGTGCGACAGGACCGACTGGTCCAGTTTCTAGCTCTAACGCGCATGCTTCTGCTAAGCTTGCCACTACAGCAAACCTTTCTGCAAACTATGCCGCAGGATCAGCTGATGCAGGCGGAGGAACAGGTGTTGGCGCAACGTTGACAGCAACGAGCAATGGACGCGGTTCCATTGACGGCGTAAACATCACCACTGGCGATCGAATTCTTGTCAAGAATCAGACAACCGCAACCCAGAACGGTATCTATACCGTTACGCAACAAGGCGGACCTGGAACTCCTTATGTTTTGACCCGCTCGACAGATTACAACAACTCTGTCCTGGGCGAAGTTGAATATGGCGATTATTTGTATATTGTTGCAGGAACTGCTAATGCGGCCACAAACTGGATCCAGAACAACGTTGGAACATACACCAACGGATATATAATTATCGGAACCGACGCAATTACTTTTGCACAAACCGGCGGAGCTGGTGCAACTGGTCCTACCGGCGCAACCGGTCCGACTGGCGCAACTGGTGCAGCTTCGACCGTAACTGGTCCAACTGGAGCTCAAGGTCCAACCGGACCGACGGGTCCCACCGGCGCAACTGGTGCAGCTTCTACCGTGACAGGTCCAACCGGAGCCACAGGTCCAACTGGAGCAACCGGTCCAACTGGCGCTACCGGATCAGTAGGACCAACCGGTCCACAGGGCGTTCAAGGTATCCAGGGTATTCAAGGCACAACCGGACCGACCGGACCAACTGGCGCAACAGGATCACAAGGTGCAACCGGTCCGACTGGTGCGACAGGTGCCATCGGAGCTACCGGACCCACCGGTGCGGCAGGATCACAAGGACCAACCGGACCTACCGGTGCCACTGGATCAGTAGGACCAACCGGTCCAACTGGAGCTACCGGCGCAGCCTCAAACGTCACCGGTCCTACCGGATCGACCGGACCAACTGGACCGACTGGTGCAACAGGATCTGTCGGACCTACCGGACCAACTGGAGCTACGGGACCAACCGGAGCCGCATCAACAGTTCCTGGACCAACTGGACCGACTGGCGCTTCAGGCGCAACGTTCCTTGTTCAATATGTTGACGGCGGAGCCTCGGTTCCTAATATAGACATCATTTATGACGCAACTTCTTCGGGAAGCACAACAGCGTCATGGACTTATACAATCGACGCTGGCGCTTCAACGGTCAGTTTCTAAACTAGGAGAATAAAATGACAACACGCCTACAACAACGCCGTGATACCGCCGCTAACTGGACATCTAACAATCCAACCCTAGCTGCTGGCGAAATTGGCTATGAGACTGACACCAAGAAGTTCAAGATTGGCGATGGCTCAACTGCGTGGACTTCACTTGCCTATGCTTTCGGCGCTGCACCTGCTTTGACCTTTAACGCACAGACAGGTACTTCTTACACTTTGGCGATTGGCGATGTCGGCGCGCTTGTTACTTTGTCCAACACAGGCGGCATTACTCTCACCGTTCCGCCATCAGTTTTTACAACTGGTCAGGTTATTGATGTTCAGCAGATCAACACAGGACAGGTCACCTTCGCCGCAGGATCGGGCGTAACCATCACCTCAACAGGTGCAACAGCAGCAGCTCCTAAACTTCGCGCACAATACTCGGCGGCTTCTGTTCTCTGCACCGGAAGCAACACATTTACCGTTCTTGGTGATATTGCCTAATCATGCCAACACCATTCCTGCTCAATGGCATCCTCGCCTCTCAAATCTCAGGCCATCTCTACTCTGGCCCTACAGGTGCATTTGACGCGCTAGGAAGTGTGACGGTTGGAGCTGGCGGGCAATCGTCTATTACCTTCTCGGCTATTCCGCAGACTTATACGCATTTGCAAGTGCGTTGGATTGCCGTTTCTGGTTCTTCGGGAACGGATGTAAAGATAAACTTTAATTCTGATTCAACCAATTATTATTCTTGGCACGAATTATATGGCGATGGCTCAAGCGCAAACGCTGCTGCCAACACATCACAAACCACTACATTTGTTGGAATTACAGGCGGTACTAGCAATCCTAGCGCTGGCGTATTTGATATTCTTGATTACGCATCAACAAATAAAAATAAAACTTTGCGCGCTTTAACTGGCGTTGATAATAATGGCAGCGGATATATAATGCTTAAATCAGGTTCTTATTTTCCATCTACAATAACTGGCATTAACTCAATGACGATTGCTCCAACCAGCAGTTCTTTTAACCAATACACTCAATTCGCGTTGTACGGCATACGGTAGGCGGGCATTATGACAACTAATACTATGGTGGCGATTCAGACTGTAACGCTCGGGTCATCTCAATCGTCAATTACTTTTGGCACAGGCGGCACAATTCCTCAGACCTACACAGACTTGATGATTGTATGTAGCCCAACAA